ATAATTACTCTTTTTAATTATTATTTGATTATTTAAATCAACACTATCATCAATAACAATTTCTTTATTTCCTGTTAAATTATCTACAGTGTTAATTGGTGAGAGTTTATAGTAAAGTATATCCGGTGTGTTTTGGTTGACATTAAGAGTAAGTTTTGCATCAGATGTAACTCCAACTATACCACTTCGAGAGATGTCAAATGTTTTTTCTACGCCACTAGTTTCATATTTTTGCGTAAAAAGGAAATCTCTGTAAAATTCAAGTGTAAATGCAGCAAACTTAGAACTACTTTGTGTGTATGATAGAGAGGAATCTCCTAAATTAAAAGAAACTGTGGAATTTCTGTAAAAAGTTAATGGCGGATTAACAGGAGAAATTGTGCCAGAGGATTGAGTTGATATATTTACAAAATCTGGAATTGATTTTTGAGTCTCGAATTTACTATTAGTTAATTTGATATTATCTTTATCAATAACATAAACAAAATATTCTTTATCATTTGAAAGTCCACCTGCGGGGGAAGATGAGTTATGAATAATCTTTTGTCCGGTGACTAAACCATGATTATCCAGATAAATTGAATTTGAAGTGGTTCCAACGCCTGCAGCGGTAAAACTTAAATCTGTAGATAGCAGTTTTCTATTAGGAACATTATATTTAAAAGTAATAGAAGTTGAAATAGACGGATTAACTTTAATATTTACAGAATCATTTCTTAATAATCCATGCGTTCCTGCTACAGCAACAGTTACAAGATTCTTCTCTATTGAAGATTTAATAACATTTGGATACTGTATTTTAAAACTATGATATTTCTCTGTTCCTAATCCAACAAAATACAAAAGACTTTGATGGGAGGTTGTAGATGCAATACCTACAAAAGTCCCTGTAGTGCCTAGACCAACACGAACTGACGAAATTCCAATCAAATCATCATTTAATTTAGCAACATATAAAACTGAATGGTTTGATAATCCATGAGTAGAACCTCCACTTACAGTTGCTACTCCTATAGAGCTCCCTGTATTTGTTTGATATGTTATTTCATCTCCAGTGATTAATCCATGATTTGGAAGATAGATTGATCTTGTTGGAATAAAAATTTGTGTGATGCCTGCTCCAGGATTTGCAAAAAATAAAGTTACACCAATACCAACACCATCATTCGTTCCCAAACCAACAGATTCTTTTGGTTCAAAATAATATTCCTTGTTTATTTTATTGTCAAATGTTGTTTTATACCCAACATTAATTGTGAATTTTCTTGGTAATTCTTCTATGATAGTTGTAGCAGTATGAGCAGCGGATACTGTCCCATCAAATTGCCTCAAAACTCTAACTCTTGATGACAGTCTATCTACATTTAAAACTTTTATCTTTTCAGACTCAATTTGAAGAATGTCATTTTCTCTAATATTTGAAAAATTTAGATTACCTAAAACTGAAAAGTAAGTTACTATTCCAGTGGTGGACCCCGTGGAAACTGCTGCAGATAAGTTTAATTTATTTGTTGTAACTCCAACAGTATAAGATCCCTCTATGAGAGAGGATGTGGTAGAAACACCAGAAACAACCACAACATCATTAAACTTAAGTGAGTGTGGTGAAGTGTTTATTCCAACAAAATCGCCGTTGCCATTTAATGGATATAGTTCAACATTTAAAAGTTTTGTATTTGAAACACTTATTGTACCAACTCCAACACCAGATAAACGTGACACTTTTGCAACAGCGGAGAGACCTTTAGTTGCATTATCACTAAAAACAAGTTTATCATTTATTTGATACTTATTTCCTCCTGTAACTATTCCAATGAAATCAACTGAACCTTTTTCAGCAAATTTTATAATGGAGTCTTGAGTTACATATTTGTAAGATTCTTCAATATAATCATATCCACTAAATTTTTTATCAAGAGAATATGGAAATGTATTTCTAATCCAATTACTGGTGTTTAGATTATAGTCATTTTGATTTGAATCTCTCTTAGTATTAAATTCGTTTGGTTTGGCATTAAATGATTTGCCGATTAAATAAGGAAATGCAGGTTTTTTGTAGTTTTTGAAAATACCGTCAGCTGCAGGTGCAAGATCAAATGTTGCAAAATAAGCATAAGTTCCTTTTGGAAACTCTGGGGTTACACAAAATCTTCCATTATTTTCATCGAGAACTGCTTCGTTTGAAGAATCAGTCCAGGTAAAATCCTCTATGAAAAATTCAATCGGAAAAACACTTGTTGGTGGTCTATTCAATTTTAGATCAATAGCATAACCAGATCTAAGTTGTGTTACAATTCCTCCTGATCTCGTGCTATATCCGTATGGTCCATATACTGGAAATCCATCATAAGCCCATCCAATAATTGGTGAATGATCTGAGTTTGTTATTTCCTGTCCATTTATCAGTGTTAAATCTTTTTTACCGTATAAAATATTTCCATCTGCATCATTTGCATATAAAACTCTTCTTAAAGCTCTTGGTGCATATACATGTGAACACTGAAGTCCAAAATCAATATTAGTTGGTTTGGATATAAAAGCGTCATCTTCAGTCAAATTGTTAAAATTCTTTCTAAATTCATTTACCCTCCAATTTTGAATATTTGTTTTAAACTCCGCACCAACCCCAGCTGCCTGAACATTAATAAATGTTGTTGAAACTCCATATCCAACTCCACTATTGTTTATCTTAATAGATGTAATGACTCCATTTACAATTTCAGGAGTGAGGATTGCGCCAGTTCCAATACCAGAAACTGATAGTTTAGGTGGTGTATTATAATTACTACCTCCATTATTAATCGCCACACTAGAAATCTTTCCTTGAGAAATTATGGGAGTTAATTCTGCCTTACTACCAGAGTACACATTAATTGAGGGGTATCTTTCAAAATTAAGCACCTCTGACACTCCATATCCAACACCATTATTCGAAAGGTGTATTGATGTAATTTCACCTCTAACGATGGGTTGAACAACTGCTTTAAAAGTTTCTCCTGCAATTGAAGAAATTCCAACCTTCCCGACAACTTCAACTGAAATTTCTTGATAGTTAAAATTATGAGTTCCCACTCCAACAGAGGTTAAATTTTCATATTGTTTTGTATTGAAATAAAAATCTCTTGTGGTAGTCCCAACCCCAACCACAGATAACTTAAATGTATTTTCGTTGATGATAGTTACATAATATTCTGATAATGTAGAGAGTCCAACAATTGGAGTGCCATCAGAAGAATATTTAATAATTTCTCCTGTTTTATAATCATGATTTGGAATTGTAATAGTATCTAAAGCTGTATTAATACCAGAAACTCCACAAGTTCTTTTTTTATTTTCGTATCCAGTTCCTGGATTAATAATTGAAATAGAATTTAGTATTGCTTTTCCATTTAAAGAACTTAAAGCATGAATACCGCTACCGTAATTTGTAAATATTACGGTATTAATTCCAAGAACAGCATCATTTAATGTTTTATGAAGTTTAACGGTATAATCATCTTTTGCTGCCACATGATATATTGCACCGGTATCAAGACCAACAAGTGCTTCTCTACCAAAAGTTTTATATACTACTCTTTCTGCATTTCTAAATTTATGATAGGTAGAAAATCCAATTGAAGAACTTGTAGATCCAATTGCAACAGCAGTTCCAACTCCAGATGCATTAAAAACAACCTCATGTGGAATCGTAACTAACTTTGCCTCTGCTGCTGCTCCAGACCCATTACCACCAGCAATTTTTATGGTTGGGACTTCAACATAATCAAAACCAGAATTTAAAACCCTGATTTCGGAGAAAGATCCCTTTACTGAGCAGTGTCCAGTAGCACCAATTCCTGTAGAATCTGCAACACTCAAAACTGGTGGGGACACCACATCATAATTTTTCCCTCCCGATACAACTTCAATAGAGTCAATTTTTCCATAGTAAACAATATCTTTTGATTTATAATTTAAAATTTCTACTCCATTAACTAAAATTCCATTATATCCAACTGTTGTTTCATATTTTTTTCCATCGTTAACTGGCGGAGATATTTCTCTTAATAATTTTTGTGGTTCAATATTTTTACCTTTATAATCAAATTTTTCTATGATGTTGTCGTTAATAGTTACCGTATCATTAACACCGGTGTTTACTTTTACAAAAATATTGTTGTAAATATTCGATCTACTTTTTGCAAGTTTTAAACTAGTAGCATTTATTCTTTTTACAAAATATAATCCTTCATTAAATAGAGAACTTATTACAAATTCTTGTAACACTGGTGCAGAACCAGTGGTGGTCGTAGTCAAAACAGATCCTTTTTGTGGTTGATAATAAATTGCATCACCTGTAAAAAAATTATGATCTATAATATTTGTAAATACTAATGTTTCATCATTTTTATTATAAGTTCCACTAAATGTTATTTTTTGAGTTTTGGGTCCAAACTTAACTCCTGTTGGAGAGAGTGGTTCACCAAAAGAAGGGAGTGATTGAGAAGCAACAAGAATTTTACCAGAGTCTAAATATACATTCTGTACATTTGAGCAGATTTTATTGAGATTTTGATGTAAACTGGAGTCAATTTTAGTAATAGTTCTCCTAACTTTAATAATTGATGATGTATTAGAAATTCCCTTTCCTCTAATTAAACATGTTTGATTGTTGAAAACATCAAAAACAATAAATTTATTATCAAGAGATATGTTATTATTATCAATTAAAGTAACTACATCACCCACTCTAAGAATATTAACATCTATTGTTGTTAATTTAAAGATATCATTTGTTACATCAACAAGAATTAATGATGAGACATCATAACTCTGTGCAGTATTAAATAACCATATGTTTGCCTTTTTATCACTAGAAACTCTCCCTAAGGTTTTAAATTTAATTTTAGATCCAGACTGTTGATACTTTGTAGTATTTGGTATTTCAAGTTTATTTAAAACAGATCTAATTTTTACTCTGATACCATCAGTTGTCCCAGCCCCAGCTGCGTATGCATAAGTATTCTGATCAATATTTGCATTATCTAAAATTATATTAGAAATGGCAGTGGTTGATATTCCTAAAAATTGATTAACAGTTTTGTCAGAATAAGTTACAACTCCTGTTACACCATTTTTATATACGAATGATAGAGTTCCAGATTTTGGAAATCCTACAGTAGAGTCAACATCTATAAAAGTTTGACCCGCTCCAACATTTCCAATAATTTTTGTTTTAGAATGAATTGATAAATTACCATATAATAATTCAACAGAACCATCATTTTGAGTAAATGATCCATCAATACTCACTTTATAATAGAAATTCGTCGAAATACCGACAGAAACTCTTTCTACATTTGAAACTGGAGCATATGCTTTTGAAATATTTTCAAATTGATCTTGGAAAAGAGTCTTATTTAATAATTCAAATGGATCACCAGAAACAGATTCTACAATTAAATCACGGGTTTTTTTATAACTAGCATTTGAAGGTGAAATAATATAATCTTTTGGGCGTATTATACTTACGTCTTCGCCATAAAGTGCTTTAAAAAGAATTTTGAATGATTCATCAGTTCCTCTAATTGAATAAAAATCTTTTGATTGGCGAATAAATTGAGATTGATTTAAATTACTAGTAAGTTCTCTCTCCTGCAATCCAGGCAGGAACTGTTTTTTAATTTTTTTTAAAAATTCATTTAAAAATAGAACGCTGAGATTTTCAACCAATTTTCCGTCCGAGTGATCACTCGCTATAGAGGTTGAAAAAACTAAATCCTCTGGATTATCTGGATTTGTAAAAGATGTAATACCACTAAATCCTCTTACACATCCTACAAAAGAAACATTTGTTTTGCTGGTATATGTAATTACCTCACTGTCGATTTTAATGAGTCCATAATTTGCAGGGAATCCCTCTGTATTTTCAACTGTAATAGTTGTATCAAAAGAATCAATATTCCCTGAGAGAGTTGTTGATTTTATAATTTTTCCACAAGTGTCTAACTTAATATAAGAATCAATATTTTGAATTAAATCAATGGGAGCTCCTTGATACTCTTGCCCCAAATAATATTGAGATAAAAACTCACCAACTAATGGAAATTCCTCTCGAATATAAGATGGTAATTGATTTTTTACAATTTTGTTAAATTGAACTCTCTTTTCTGTCATTTTTTTATCTAACAATACTTCCGTTATGATAACTTGAACTTACTTTATAATTTGAACCTGATGGATCAAGTCCAGAACTAATTTCATCGACAATCATTTCGACGCTACTTCTATCTAGTTGTAAATATAAATCTTGTAAACCAATTACATCATTAGAACTTGGAATAGCAGATATTTCTAAAATTTGCTGCCCGTCTTTTGTTTTCCCTGAAATAATATTTACTGGATTAATTGTAATACGACCTTTTTGATAGTCTATTTTTCCAATATTTTTTCTTACAATAATTGGAGTGGTTGATCCTGGTGCGGAAAGCGAGAAAAATGATATGCTGCCAGTTTTTTTATCTGAATTTGGAACATCAGTTAGATAAACTTCTTCTATTATATCAACAACTTTAAATGCACTTGATTTAATATTAAATCCATTCATGGAAGCAATATGAATTTCATTTCCAAAATCAACAGCATATTCTGCAAAACCATCTAGAGTTAATCTTAAATCTCTTCTCATTTGAACGGTTGTGATATTTGATGTAATTGAAGAGTGACTCTGATCAATTACTTTTAAAAGTTTACTGTACTTAAATCTTGCTCCATATCTATTTAAGTCAGACGATTCTGCATATTTATTAATATTAGATTGAATTGAAGTAGATACAAAAGATGCACTTGGTGCTAAATTACTATTATAATAAACCTTACTATTGAGTTCAATATACAAATACTTAAGATCTAAAATTTCTGGAACAATTCCAGCAACAGCATATTTTTTTAGATCCCTTTTAATATTTTCTTTGATTAAATTGGGGACAAAATCGCCAATTCTTGGTTTTATACTAATAAAAACTTTTCCATACTGAGGAGGTATTAATTCCTCTCCACCAAATACTGAAATTGACTCTGCTTCTGGGTAAATTTTATTAGGAATTAAAATTTCATAGTCATTTGCAGTTAAAGCTCTGTTTTGAGTTGAATAAACTTGAGGTGCATACTTTCTAACTGAATCAACACTCTCGATTTGTTCACCGCCACTTGACGGTAAAGTTGCAGAAATCAATGAAATTCCACTTGTAACCGTATACTGAACAGAATTTCGTGTATAATTTATTGATCCACTAAAAGTAAAGTTACTGATACCATTTGCAGAATCTCCATCAGTAATAATATATGAGACATTTATAACATTTCCATCTACTAATGCTTTTCCAAACTTATCATCACCAAAAACAAGTTCATACTGCTCGTCTTCAACTTCATTGATAAAATAAATTGTTGAATTTTCGGTTATCACCGACCCAGACTTATCATCAAATAGATTATCTTGTCTTGTATACCTAACTGAAACTGTAGAAAGATTACTTGGTTTTACACTTACTTTCAAAGTGTCTAAGTCAATTCCAGCATTCGGTAAAATAAATCTTTGAAACGGATTTCTAGAAGAATATTCAAAACTCTGATCGATAACTGTGCCCTGATAAACCTCCAAATCATCAAAAGTTGCAATTAAATCAGTAACAGAAACTGTTTTATCTTCAGTAATACCAAAAACAAAAGATTGCCCTGCAAATTGACTACCCGTTGCAACGACAGGACCTTTTTTAAGTGTCAGTGTGGATGGAGTTGGTGAGATATTTGTTGTATCAACGAAAAAATTAATAGATGCTCGTGAAGATTTCTTTGATCTTGGCAGATATCCAATATTTCTTGCAAGAGAAACTACATTTTCTCTTAAAGTTGCACTATCAAGAAAAACCTCATTTGCAATCATGTTAGCATTGTATGAGGTAATATAAGTATTATATGCTAAAACATCAAGAATTGACGATAGATTTGATCCATCAAAATCATAATCCGTAAAATTAGAATTTGATTTTAAATAGTCTCTTAAAGTCTGTTTTATTTGGTCAAAATCGAGACCAGTGAAATTTTGAAGTGGCATTTATCGTGTTGGCAGCAAGACGAATTCTAACTGTTGAGGGGGTATATCCGCTCCGATGATTCTGTATATAATAACGACATCAAATGCATTGTTATCGTAGTCTGGAATTGTCTCTACACTTAATAGACTTACTCTTGGTTCATAATTACGAATTGAATTTTCAATCTCATCTCTAATTGTAATAGCAGTAAGATCATCAACAATTTCAAAAAGAGAACGAGTTACATTTGAACCAAAATCTGGATCAAAAAATCTTTCTCCAGGAAAAGTAAAAACAATATTACGAATTGAGCGGGCAATTGCAGATTCATTTTTCAAAGCAATTAGATCATCATTTAAGGGATTAACCTGAAATGACATACTGATGTCTTTAAATCCTTGACTTACCCGCTCTAGAGGCATGTATGATACAAATTCTAACTTATTTATGGGTAATTTTTAACTAAAATTCTGACAAAGGTATTGGCTCAGTTCCATATTCCCAGTCATCATAATCTTCATCATTACGAATTTTAGAATGTAACTCTTTTTGAAGTGAAAAATCATGTTTTTTAGGAGTTTGATTGTCATTTGCAATCTCTCTCAGCATTTTTTTCTTAGTGTTCTCCATTTTTTGCTCCTGATTCGTTAAAATCAGAACTTTTTACGGGGTTGCTATCCCGTTCTTGTGCTGTTTTCCAAAAATATTCATCTTCATTGCCCATTGAGAGTCGTTCATAACTGTTTTCAACCTGATAGTACCGTGTCGAAACCTTGAAATCAGGTGTTTTTGGTTCTTTTGGAGTTAAACTATTATCATAAATGCGTATTCGGTTGTTGGGATAAAGTGCAAACTGCCCATTTTGCAGTTCAATTAGATTGTGTGACTTATGTTCGGTTGGATTTTCACTTGTTGCATAGTCAATCACATCTGGATCTTGATGATAATTGTCTAGAGTGCAGATATATGTGCCTTTTTGAGATCCAAAGTCGCGTGTATAACACTCATAGTCCATTGATCCAATAAATTGTTTCTGTACTGCAACAACTCCATAGTCCATGCAGTTCCAAAATTGAAGATTTGGTAAATCTAAGTCAGGTTCTGGAGTTTCTGGACGAGTTAAAAAAGCACTAATTGGCAATTTATCATACATTGCGGCATATTCTGGTAAATACGTCTCAAAATAAAAAGCGCGTCCAGGAATCGACTTAGCCGATACCCAAATACCCTTAACAAATTCACCCCAACCACTTTGATGATCGGTTAGATATTCTTTACGAACCCAGACTTCTTGTGAAGGTAGATTGGCGATTAAACATGCCATGTGTTAAGTTTTATTTTAACTATTTACCCTGTCCGCGATATCTTTTTTTCTTTCCGTTACGAGAGGTTGCACTTAATAATGTACGAGGCGAGCGACCTTGGCGAGTTTTCTTTGGTGCTCCAGGTTCAAAAACAACCTTATTAGTTCCACCTTTAGCCATTTAAAATACCTCCATCAAATAATACGAGTTTTCTCATGCCCCACACGAATCCGAGGATCACACCAGATTTCAAATCCTGCCTCTTTAGCATCTAAACAGAATGAGACATCCTCACCACACATGTCCTGGACGCTACCAGATTCAAAGACTTGCATCTTTGGAGCAAACCAAGGATACTCAAGATTCTCAAACACACCTTTTTTAATTAATACCCAACCAAAACCAGTATAGTCAACAGTAAATGGTTTCTTACGTTTTGACATCGTTTCAACAGTTTCATGATTCATCACTCCACCATTCTTACGAAAATCATCCTCTTCCAACCAGTGTGCGACAGAAGTTGTGTGACCATCCTCAGTTGCATACCAA